CTAATCTTCGCAGCAGCATGGATCCTTATCGTCACAGCAAGAGCATAAAGCCTCCTGTGCGGAGATGGTTTCCAGAGTGTCACCGAGCTGCGAGAAAATACTACTTAACAGTGCGATTTCCTCATCGGTCTTGTCTTTGGCAATACAGCAGGCCAGAGAAGACACAAACATGACAAGTTCACAGGATTGCATAATGACATCACCTCGGGATAGTATATGTATTAAAACTGCGTCAGGAGAGAGAACATGCTCAATCCATTAACTTATAAATATTAAAAGGTTCAAAAAGAATCAAATAATCATCCTTTTGAAATCCCTTCCCGTATTTTGCATGATAGCAGTTGATGGCTTCGTAGAAGAATTCCTCGGTTACCTCTAGATATTCTGCAATCTCATAGCCATTTCGGCACCCGGCCTCCTTGGCTGCCACCAGTTTATCTAAAGTAATCATCTTATTATATGCCCAAAGCCTGGCGGTTCGTTCCTGCTTTTGATGGGAAACTTCAGACTGGTCTGAAATATCCCCTACTGTGGTGTAATAGTGTCCAAGTTCTTCTGCCAGGACGCAGGCCTTTTTGCAATCCGGCATGTTCTGGCGAATCAGGATCTTATCTCCGTGGATCCGCCCATCATTGGCCTTAAGCGGCCTTTCTTTTATCATAATTCCAATTAATTCTGCTTCTTCAGTTAACGCTTCATAATTCAAACAAATCACCCCAGCGAGTTAATATTATTCATCAAAAAATGCATCATCGTGTCTCTTCATCTCTTCCGTTACTTCAATGTCCGTTCTTTCATGAGAAGCAACGGGTAAGAGATAAGACTTGTCCTTTGGACTCAATGTTCTTATATTGTTTTGTTCTTTGATGTATTCAGGTATGTGTACCATTTCCCTGACACGCTTTAACGCTTCTTTTTGACCCTTTTCATTCATACGGTGAAAATTCTCAAGGATTTCCCCAGCATCTGTACCAAAACAGTTATTCACATAATCGAAAGCAGAAGCAGTATCATTCTCCCAACCCATAAGATAAGCTGGAGTAGTTTTAAGTATCTTTGCAATCGACTCAATCTTAGACTGTGGAAGCCCTCTGCCGTCTACTTCAATTTTATTAATAGAAGAACGAGATTTGTAGCCGGCCTTTAACGCCAGTTCTTCTTGGGAAATACCAAGCTCTTCCCGCCTCCGTTTAATGATTTGACCTATTTCCATTGGATCACCTCCATACCTATATTATACCACATTGTAGAAAGCGATTCAACAAAATTCGGAAATACTGTTGACAAAAGTGGGACAAGAGAGTATGATAATGAATGTAGACAATATGACTACAAGGAGGAGCAAGATGACGGATACGGTTCGACTGAAGGAAGAAATCAAACGATCCGGTCTGAAAAAAGGGTGGATAGCATTGGAACTGGGGTTGTCTAGCTATGGCTTTCATCGGAAGATCAACAATGAGAGTGAATTCAAGGCCGGAGAGATCAAAAGCTTGTGCCAGCTTCTTAAGATTACTTCATTAAAAAAGAAAGAGGAAATTTTTTTTAATGATAGAGTAGACAAAATAACTACAAAAACTCAGGGACTGGAGAGCAAAGAACTTAAATGATTGGCAATAGGCGAAGGAGGTTGTAAGTGTATAACAAAATCTTAGATGCGGTTATGAAAAAGCTTGGGGAGCTATTCCCAGTAGCACAAATCACAGCAGATCCCCTGGGGGCGGGAAAGCTTACCCCATGCTTTGAGGTAAGTGTTACTCAGGCAGAAGAAAAGCCGGTAAATGGAAATCGCTATTTTCGAAGCGTAAGTATTTCCATCATGTATTACCCGAAAGAATCTCAATATGCATCCAGAGAGCGCAACGAAGTACTGGATACATTAATGGACAACTTAGAGTACATAAAATCAGCAGATGGTTCGATCATCAGGGGCAGTATGAGAACTGCAAAAAGCCAGGAAGAGGCTTTAAACTTCCAGACAGATTACGAAATGTATGTTTTAAAATCTTCTAAATCAGAAGATTCTATGGAAGACATAAAATTATCATGAAAGAGGTGCAGTTTTGGCAAAGAAAGAAGTAAAAGCAACAAATCAGACAGCCAGTGAACGTTATACAAAAAAACAGCTGGTCTGCTCCGAGCGGTATTGCAATCAGAGTGATCTATTATGCGCTCTGCTGGAAGATGGGAAGTTATATTCCCTGTCAGAAGCAGACGAGATTATGAATCGATTTATGAAAGGAAGGGTGAAAGTATGTTAGGTGGAGGAAATTTTACAATTCAAAATAAGGTGTTCCCAGGTGCGTATATTAATTTTGTAAACAGCATTTCAGCTAGAGCATCTTTAGGAAACAGAGGCGTAGCAGCAATTCCAATGATTCTTTCCTGGGGACCTGAAAAGCAGGTATTCGAGGTGACCTCAGAGGAATTCCAGAAGAAATCTAAGGAGATTTTTGGTTTTACATCGGACGATGAAGCCATGCTTCCTATTAGAGAGCTGTTTAAAAATATGACAAAAGGAATTTTCTATCGTCTAAATGGCGGGGCTTATAGTTCCAATGATTATGGCACAGCAAAATATTCCGGCGAACGTGGTAACAGCCTTATGACTTTAATCTCAAAAAATGTAGATGACGGAAAGAAATTCGATGTAAGAACATTATTTGACGGCAGGGAAGTAGATTCCCAGACCGTAGCAGCAGTAACTGAATTAAAAAACAATGCCTATGTGATCTTTAAAAAGGAAGCTTCTCTTGCAGAGACAGCAGGTAGTTCCTTTACTGGAGGAACCAATGGAAGCAATGTGACCGGAGAGGATTATGCAGCATTTCTTCAAACCATTGAAAGCACTTCATTCCAGGTACTTTGCTGTCCTTCAACCGACGATAAAGTAAAAGCATTGTTTGCGGCATTTACAAAACGTTTAAGAGATGAAGCTGGTATTAAATTCCAGACCGTTTTACATCAGTATGCAAAAGCAGACCATGAAGGAATTATTTCCGTAGAAAACGAAACAGAAGAAACGATTTCCGGTCTGGTTTACTGGGTAGCAGGTGCAGAAGCAGCTTGTGAGATTAATAAAACCAATGAAAATAGAGTCTATGATGGTGAGTACACCGTAAAGGTACCATATTCACAGACCCAGCTTGCAGGTGGAATGAAGGAAGGAAAATTCCTATTTCACAAGGTTGGCAAAAACATCAGAGTTCTCACTGACATCAATACTCTGGTTACCTATACCAATGAAAAGGGAGAGGATTTCTCCAATAACCAGACCATTCGGATTCTGGATCAGATTGGGAATGACATCGCTTCCTTATTTAACACCCGCTATCTTGGAAAGATCTCCAATGATGCAGCAGGCAGGGTAAGCCTTTGGAATGATATCGTTACATACGGAAAGCAGTTAACAGTTCTAAGAGCCATTGAGGCTTTGGATTCGGAAGCAATTACGGTAGATAAGGGAGAAGGCAGACGATCTGTTGTTGTTAATTTCCCGGTTCAGCCCGTTAACTGTATGAGCATTTTATATATGACTGTTGTTGTATCTTAAGAAAGGGGAGATGAATTATGAGCAATATTACAATGAACGCGTGGGACGCAATCAGTGCAGCAAAAGCGGAGTGTTTTATCACAATTGAAAATGAGCGTTACAATTTCATGCAGGCTTTAAAAATGGAGGCAAAAATTGAAAAGGTCAAATCTGAAATTCCAATTTTAGGACGGGCTATGAAGGGAAATAAAACTGTTGGGATGAAGGGAACAGGTTCTGCTTCCTTCCATTATAACACCAGCATTTTCCGGGATATTTTGTACAAGTATCAACAGTCAGGTAAAGATGTTTATTTTGATATCCAGGTGACCAATGAAGATCCGACCTCAAGTGTTGGCAGACAGACTATCATTTTAAAGGATTGCAACTTAAACGGTGGCCTTCTTACTAAATTTGATGCGACTGGGGAGTACCTGGAAGAAGAATTTGAGTTCACCTTTGAAAGCTGGGAAATGCCAGAACGTTTTGGAACAATAGCAGGAATGCAGTAAAGATAAAAAGGAGATTAAAGTTATGGGAGATTTAAGTTGTTTTTTAAGCCAGAATGCAGTAAAGGTTGATCGCGAAAAACATGTAGCATCCAAACGATTCGTGGGAGCAGATAAAAAGCCGGTAGAATGGGAGATCAAAGCCATTACTTCAAAAGAAGATGAAGATTTAAGAAAAGAATGTACAAAAAGGGTACCAGTCACCGGTAAAAAGGGACAGTATACCCAGGAGACAGACTTTAACTTATATCTTGGAAAGCTGGCATCCGAATGTACCGTATATCCTAATTTAAATGACAAAGCATTACAGGACTCTTACCATGTGATGGGAGCGGATGCGCTGTTAAAGGCAATGCTGACGGCTGGAGAATATGCTGGCTATCTTGAGAAGATTCAGCAGGTCAATGGCTTTGATTCCACAATGGATGAGCAGGTAGAAGAAGCAAAAAACTAATTGAGGGAGGCGATATGGAGGCAAACGTTGCTTACTATTGCCTCCATAAGATCCACAAATGGCCTCATGAGTTTTTAAGCCTGGATCGATATGAACGAGCCTTTGTCATAGCGGCGGTGCAGCTAAAGCTTGAGCATGATAAAAAAGAAGCGGATAAGGCAAAGGCGGGGAAATACAGGTAACATGGAAGGACGTCCAAAGGGCGTTCTTCCTATCATAATAGGAAAGGAGGAGATAGGTTTGGCTTCAGTAAAAAAATCTCTTGCCATCCAAGATGGTATGATTACAGCATTAAACACAATTGATAAATCAATTCAAAAGACAGCTACATCACTTATGATTTTTCAAAAATTATCAGCTTTATCTTTAAATGTTTCAGAGTTTGAGAAAATGGGTAGAAAGCTTAATATTATAAATGACGACTATAAAGAAGTTTGGGATTCGGTCGCAGCTGTTGAAAATAAGCAGAAAGATTTGAGTAAAACTACCCAAGATAACGAAAAAAAACTAAAAAAGCTAAAGGACGTCTGGAAATCCTTTGTGGGTGGTCTGGATAAGATGGGAATTGATCATAGTCCGCTGGATATTTTATCTCAGGCAAGTAATATAAATGTTTCTGGCAATATCATACAAGCACAAACTGGAATGAAGGGACAAGATCTTGAACTGGCAAAGCAAAGCGCCAAAAGTTTATTTACAGATAATATGAGCAAAAGTCCACAGGAGGCTGCGCAGAGTCTGTCTTCTGTGCATCAGATGACTGGGATGAACGGTGAAGGATTGGAGCAAATCACTCGAGCAGGTTTGCTTTTGCAAGATACCTTTGGTTATGGTCTAACGGACAGTATTAAGTCAGCAGGCACGCTACAGCAGGAATTTGGTCTTCAGGGAGCAGAAGCATTTGATTTAATTATTCAGGCAACTCAGGCGGGGCTAAATAAAAATGGAGACTTGCTAGAAACCATAAATACTAGCAGTGACAGATTTAAGAAACTGGGTATTGGCGGGCAAGAAATGTTTAACATGCTGGTAAACGGAGCAGAAAATGGAAATGTTTCCGTCAGTTCGTTAGGCAATGCTGTAAATGAATTCTCAAAGAAGGCTGCCAGCGGAGGAAAAGATGCTTCTGAGGGATTTGCTGCTTTGGGACTTGATGCAGGAAGGATGACAGAAGCATTTGGCAGTGGAGGAGAAGCTGCTAAGCAGGCATTTTTGGAAACAGTGAATGCCTTAAACACTATGGATGATCCTGTAAGCAAAAATATTGCGGGAACTAAATTATTTGGGGACTCATGGGGAGAATTGGGGCAACAGGGACTAGCGGCACTATCAGAATTAAATGGATCTGTTAGCTTATCTTCCCAACACTTAGACGAATTAAATCAACTAAAATTCAACAATGCCAGCAGTGCAATTTCATCACTTGCCAATACTATAAATGCAGGATTAGCTGGTCCAATGACAACTGCAGTTACCTTGATTACTAATATAATAAATGATTTTACTGCTGGACTCCAAGGAAAAGTGGATGAAATTAATGGAATATTTGGTATGTTGGGACTTGGTATTGGAATAGTGGGAGGTTTTATCTCTGATAATTGGTCAATCATTGAACCAATCATTTTTGGAATTATTGCTGCATTAACTGCATTACAAATCTGTGAATTGGCAGGAGCTGCTGTGAAATTAATCCTTTCGACTGCTACAATTATTCTAACGGCTGCTCAGACCGCTTTAAACGCAGCATTTTGGGCTTCTCCTATTGGTTTAATAATAGCGGCTGTAATAATATTAATTGCAGTTTTCTTTGCAGTGATTGCATTAGTTAATAAGTTTACAGGAACTTCTTTAAGTGCAACTGGATTAATATGTAGTTTCTTTAGCACAATGGGAGCTGTTATTCTAAATATTTTTACATTCATGAACATATTCATTTTGGCAATAATATCAGACCTCAAACAAAAATTTTTCATACTAGCAAATTTTATTGGTAATGTATTTACTAACCCTATTGGTACTGCGGTTCAATTATTTTTTGTAATGACTGATACAATTCTAGGAGCACTTCAAAAAGTGGCAAAAGCAATAGACAATATTTTTGGTTCTAATTTTGAAAGCACGATTATAGTGGCAAGAGAGAATCTCTCTACTATGAAAGAAAATGTTGAGAAGCGCTTAGGGGACAAGAAATATGATGGTAACAAGTTTTTTGAAAATAATGAATCTCCAAATTTTAAAGAATTAATGGAACAGGCTGATTTTGTAGACATAAAAGGGGCAGCAATGAAAGGCTATAACTCCGGAAGTGAATTCTCAAAAGGCGGGTTTGATGGAATGAAGGATATTTTTAATGGGAAAAACAATCCATTTAATTCCGACAATTTCGGCGGAGGTACAGCAGTTGAAAACAACTTAGACAACAATCTAACAGGTGGCGCTTCAGGATTCCAGGACAGCATATCTAAAAACACCGGTGATACTGCAGCAAGCACAGCGGCCATGGCAAACACCATGGATTCCATGGATGAAGAACTAAAATATATGAGAGATGTGGCGGAGCAGGAGATTATAAATCGATTCACTCTAGCGGATCTAAAACTGGATATCAATAACAACAATAACATTAGAAATATTGCGGACGCAGAAAGCGTTACCAGTATGCTAAATGACACAACCTCGGAAGCACTTTATTCCTTTGCGGAAGGAGTGACTGGATAATGGCCTATGAAGTATACATAGATGACATGCTGCTCCCATTCCCCCCGGAAAAGATCCCCGTAAAATACAGTGGTCAAAATAAGACGGCAAATCTGATAAATGGAGAAGAGATCAATCTCTTAAAGCCAGCAGGTCTGGCAGATATCAGTATTGATGTGACGATTCCCCAAATGGATTATCCATCCGCCGTATGGGATGGGAGTATTGAGAATGCAGAAGATTTCCTGGGAAAACTGGATGCTTTAAAAAAGGGCAAAAAACCCTTTGAATTTACCGTTGTCCGTGAAGGATTTGGAGGAGATAGTCTGTTTGATACAAGTATGGATGTCACTCTGGAAGATTATAAGGTGTCAGACGATGTCAGTCAGGGCCTTGATATTCTTGTATCTCTTACCATGAAAGAGTACAGACACTACGGAACGCTTATCATGAATTTTGTCTTAAAAGAAAATGGGGATGCCCAATCAGAGCAGGCAGAAGGAGAGCGCTTGGGAGAAGCGCCTCAGGAGAAGAATTATACCGTTGTAAAGGGAGATTGTCTTTGGTCTATTGCCAAAAAACAGCTTGGCAATGGAAGCCGCTGGCAGGAGATTCATCAATTAAATAAGGACAAGGTAAAAAATCCGAATCTGATTTACCCAGGGCAGATTCTCGCATTGCCATAGAAAGGAGGGGGACAGTGGAAGCACATTTATACATTCAAAATGGTGAGACCGTCTACGAGCCAGTAGTCCAGGGGAGTATTACCTGGGAGACGCAGCGCAAAGGTCAGCCTGGAAAATGCACGTTTACCCTGATCCCTGACAACATCCTAAAAATTGAGGAGGGCAATGCCCTCCGACTGGATGTAGATGGGACTCCGGTTTTCTTTGGATTCATATTTGAAAGAAGTTGGAACAGTGACGGTCTGGTAAAGATAAGCGCTTATGATCAGCTACGATATCTAAAGAATAAAGACAGCTATAACTATGTTGACTTAACGGCTGGTGAAGTTATTAAAATGATTGCCGGAGATTATAACCTTGAGGTTGGGGAACTGGAAGATACAGGTGAGAAGATTATCAGAAATGAGAAGGACAAGACTCTATTTGATATTATCACCACCAATATGGACATAGCTATGATGCATAAAAAGAAGATATTTGTTTTTTATGACAATGCAGGAAAGCTGACATTAAAAGATGCAGAAAACATGAAGCTAAATGTAGTCATTAATAACAAAACAGCCCTTGACTATGACTATAAGATCAGCATTGACAGTAACACCTACAATCAGATCAAGCTATATCGTGAAGATAAAAAAACAAAAAAACTAGAAGTGTTTTTAACTAAGAGTTCAGAAAACATAAATAAATGGGGCATTTTACAAAAAGATGAATCCATTGATGAAGGTGCAGATGGACAGTTAATTGCAGAGAACTATTTAAACATTTACAACCGTCCATCAAAAAGCTTATCAATTAAGGATGCCTTTGGAGATATCCAGGTTCGTGCAGGCTGTATTCTTCCAGTAATTTTGGATACAAAAGATACTGTTCTAGAAAACTATTTATTGGTCGAATCCGTAACCCACAAAATTGACACTGGGACTCACACCATGGATTTAACATTGAAAGGAGCAAATATCTTTGGCTGATGTGGAATGGATAGAAAATATAAAAAGGATTGTGATTCAGGCTATGGAAGCAGGAGATCCATGTGATGTGATTCCTGGTACAGTGGTCAGAGAAAATCCAGTTGAAATTCAGTTAAGTGATAAAATCGTTCTGTTCCATTCCCAGGTTCTGGTACCGGAACAATTAAAAGATCACAATCGAATCATGAATATCCCAGGATTGGGAGAAGTGACGGTTGAGGTAAAAGGAGAAGTGAAAATGGGAAAAAGAGTGCTTCTTCTTCAAAAACGAGGCGGACAGCAGTATGTAGTCATTGGCACTTGGTAGGAAAGGAGGAACTTTATGCTTCCGAAAACAAGTGAAATTTTACGAAAGAATTTAAAAATCGTTCAGAAACCTTCAAAAACATATAGATTGGACGTAGAAAATAAAAGAATCATAGATATGGTAGATGGCCTGGAAGCGGTGAAACAGTCGTTATACTGTATTTTGAATACAGAGCGATTTGAATGGCTGATCTATAGTTGGAACTATGGTTCAGAGCTAAAGGATTTGTTTGGCAAGTCAACAGGGCTAGTCAAAGCTAAAATAAAAAAGCGAATCAGGGAAGCGTTGCAGCAGGATGATAGAATTTCAGAGGTGGACTCCTTTTCTTTTGATTTGGTGGAACGAAAGCTCCATGTAACATTTACCGTGCATACCCAATGGGGGGAAATTGAGGCAGAGAAAGAGGTGAGTATTTAATGTATGAGAATATGACTTATGAAACTATCATGAGCAGGATGTTAAACCGGGTTCCAAAAGGTCTTGATCAAAGAGAAGGCTCTCTCATTTACACAGCAATTTCCGCAGCGGCGGCAGAGATGCAAGTGATGTACATAGAGTTTGATACCATTTTAAAAGAAACTTTTGCCCAGACTGCTTCCAGAGAAAACTTAATTCGCAGAGCTGCAGAGAGAGGAATGGAGCCAAGTCCCGCTACAAATGCGGTTGTAAAAGCGAAAGCAACACCATCAGAGGCTGTTATTATGTCAGGGCAGCGGTTTCGCCAGGGAATTCATTACTATACGGTTATCAAAATAGTGGGAGAAGGCATTTTTCAGTTAAGTTGTGAAACAGCAGGAACGGCTGGCAACAGGCAGACAGGACGCTTAATTCCGATTGAAAGTATTTCAGGACTTACTTCTATGGAGATTACCGATCTACTGATTCCAGGAGAAAATGAAGAGGATACGGAAGCCTTTCGCAAGATTTACATGAGTTCCTTTACAGAAAAAACATTTAGTGGAAATCGAAAGGACTATTTAATCAAAACAAATGGAATCCCTGGGGTAGGGGCCACAAAGATTACAAGGGCATGGAATGGACCTTCCACCGTGAAACTGACAATTTTGGATTCCAATTATAACAAAGCTTCGGATCTGCTAATTCAAACGGTGCAGGAAACCATAGATCCATCTGGCAGCGGAAAAGGGGATGGGCTAGCTCCAATTGACCACGTAGTAACGGTAGATACCGCTGAGGAAGTAAAGGTAGGGATAACCTGCACTTTGGAGTATGAGAATGGCTATGAGGAAGAAACTCTTAAAACACTGATAAAAGAGGCAGCAGAATCCTATTTGAAAGAGCTCAGGACCTCATGGGAAGGTCTTGGAGAACGGGGATGCATTATAAGAATCTCTCAGATGGAAGCCAGAATACTAGCACTAGAGGGAATTTATGATATAAAAAATACTCTTATTAATGGTGCAGCAGAAAATCTGGAATTGAATCAGTATCAGATTCCAGTGTATGGGGGGGCTGAAATTGATTCGAGAGGTTAATTTATTATCCTATATTCCAGACTTTCTTAAGGAATATGAAGAAATGAAAACCATTCAAGAAGTTATGCAGTCAGAGATTCAGCGCATGGAAGATGAAACTGAGGTGTTGTTTGACAATCAGTTTATAATGAGTTCGGATTTAGGTAACATTCGCCGATATGAGCAGATGCTGCATTTACAGGCATCTTCCGAAGATACGTTGGCAGATCGTAGATTTAAGGTCTTATCCAAATGGAACCGGATCATCCCTTATACCAAAGTGACATTAAGACAAAGGCTAGCTGTGTTATGCGGAGAAGATGGATATACGCTGGATATTGATCATGATAAAAAGGTCATTGTGAAAGTCGCATTGAAAAGTAAACGGAATCTAAACGAAGTGAGGAAAATGTTAGAGGAATTTGTTCCATGCAACATGGTAATCGATCTGGATCTTCTCTATAACCAGCATCATTTACTCAGCGGATTCAACCACAAACAATTAGGAGCCTGGAGTCACAGGCATATTAGAAATGAGGTGCTTATCAGTGGCAAATAAAACAAACAATTATAAGTTTCCCAAGCCAGAAGAAGATGATTTTTACGACATATCTCAGTATAACAAGGCTATGGATATTTTGGATGATTCTCTGACTGAAATGGATAAAAAGAAGCTGGATAAGAATGGGGACGCTTCAGAAGCAGTCACTCAATTTGATCAGGAGATTTTAAGAGAGAATATTGAGTCTGGGGAAAATTTGTCTGTAATTCATGGGAAGGTGAAGAAATGGTTTTCGGAAATGAAAGACGTGGTGTTTTCTGGTCATGCGAAAGATGTTACGACAGATGCGGCCCATCGGTTTGTTAGTGATACGGAGAAGAGTAGTTGGAATGGTAAGGTGGGGGCTGCTGGGGGGGATATTTCGGAGACTAATATTGACTCATTGGAATCCATATCTATTGAGTTCCCTGTTCCAAATCAAGGGGAAACAACTAAGATTTATCTAGGAAAGGTTAAAAAGTTTATACAAGATTTTAATAATTTCAAATCTGGTATTATTACCGTTGGTAGGTTGGTCAATAGTGGAAATACTACTTTAGAAGGATATGCTTTAGATGCAAGGTATGGAAAAACCTTATTTGATCAATTTACTAAATTAAATAGTGATTTAAATACGAAACTATCTTCCAATACATTTTACATTACGAATACAAAAACTTTAGCTGATTTGTATTCCGCCTATGCCGCTGGAACCATAATTATTTATAATAATACTGGAAATGCTCCAAGTTATGGTTCTGGAATTATATTAAGGTGTTCAAGGACTTACTTCAAACTCTTAATTGTTGATGATGATACTGACGCGATGTATCTATGGTCATTATCAGGTGCGGCAGAAACAGCTCTAATAATAAGTGCGAATAAAACCAAGGTTATTTAAAATGATCATTTAGTAAAATATATTAAATCTAAGGTACAACTGGTTCCAACCGGAGCATTGTTATCAATTTTAAGTGATATATTTCCATTTTGTCTAACAAAGTATTGGAATAAATGAGGTAAACCATTATAGGATACATATTTTTCACCATTAAATTCATGGGAAGTTCTAAATTGAGCAGGTAAATTAACTAAAATATATTCGTTCCAATCAGTTATTTGTTTTAACAATGTAAAATGGCAATGAAAATGAATAGCTTCCCACCTACGTTCTATACCATTTAACGCCCAATTATCCAGCTTAAAATAAGGTGAATTAACATTCAACGAACTTGTAAGACTAACACCTAAATCACTATTATATTTAGTTTAAAACAAAAATTATTTAGATCCATTTGAAACAATATAGACTTGTAATAAAAATAAAATTGAGGTAAAAAAATGAAAAACATATTATGCACATCCACAGGCATCATAGGCAGCATCATAGCATCACTATTCGGAGGGTGGGATACAGGTATCGCAACATTAATCCTTTTCATGGGAATCGATTTTTTCTCCGGCCTAGCAGTCGCCGGAATTTTCAAAAACAGCAGCAAAACCGAAACTGGCGCATTGGAATCAAGAGCCGGCTGGAAGGGACTCTGTAGAAAGAGCATGACTCTTCTCTTCGTCCTAATCGCCCACCGTCTGGACTTATCCATTGGGACAAGCTACATAAGAGATACCGTCGTCATAGGTTTTATGGCAAACGAGTTAATATCCATCGTAGAAAACGCTGGACTAATGGGCATACCGCTCCCAGCCGTATTAACAAAGGCAATTGATATCTTAAATCAGAAATCAGAACCAACCAAATAACATCACAGGTAAATCACAAATACCATCGCAAATACCATAACCTCAAACCATCTCTTTTCACCCTCAATTATCCACATATGAAAAGCACAGCCACAAAACAATTTGTCCCATTCTCTACCCGGGACATTCTACCTTTCACATTCATATCATAAAATTATAATAGTATAGAAAGGACAAGGTGAAGGGTATGGTAAAAAGCGAAGCAACCAAGGATATGCCGCATCTGGAGCTCATAGGAATCCAGGAAAACCTAAACAATGCCGATTACACGGAAATCGAGCGTTTCCGGGAATCCTTTGACCCGGATGATATGGGATTTTACGGCAGAAGGGAAGGAATCTAATATGGAAATCCATCAATTATTAACGCCATATAACTATACAAACGGCAACCTCAGCCGTATCAAATATATTGTAATTCATTATGTAGGCGCTCTGGGAGGAGCAGAAGCCAACTGTAAATACTATGCATCCCAATACATTGGTGCCAGTGCCCATTACTTTGTAGGTTTTAGCGGTGAGATCTGGCAGTCCGTAGAAGACAAAAACATCGCATGGCACTGCGGCGCCCAAACCTACAAGCACCCAGAATGCCGCAACACCAATAGCCTGGGAATTGAACTATGTGTTAGAAACAAAGGCTCTCAGACTGATACCAGCAGGGATTGGTATTTTGAAGAGGCAACAGTAAGAGAAGTCAAGAAGCTTACAAAGACCCTCATGGAACAATACGGTATCAAAGAAGATCATGTCATCCGCCACTACGATGTTACAGGAAAAATCTGCCCCAATCCTTATGTCTATAACCACACCAAGCATACCTGGCAGGATTTTAAGGATAGTCTAGTAACTGCAGCCGAGATAAGGTCAGGCTGGGTAGAAGATGAGAGTGGTTGGAAGTTTTATCTAGGAGATACTGAGAACCTTGTGAAAAATGACTGGTACAAAGACGGAGAGAAATGGTATTGGTTTGATGGAGCTGGATATATGGTGAAAGATACCTGGAAAACCGGATCAGATGGAAAATGGTATTTCTTAACAGATGATGGTTCCATGGCAAAGGATCAATGGATCGTCTGGAAAGAAGAGCTATACCGAGCGACGGAAGACGGCAGTATGTCTGAAGGAACTATGACGTTGAGCACGGATGACAAAGGCGCATTAAAAATTGTATAA